TCGCTAAAACATACGGGCTTAAATTACCAGGACTGAGGCCATCCGTGGCGTTATGTGATTTTAGTATAAATGTTCCAGTTAATGGAGATAAAGATGATGAAAGATATGAAGGAATATTAAAGGCAGGATCTCAAGTTTCTGGTGGTGGACAAGTATTTGAAATTGTTGATGATGTGGATTTTTCAAGTCCTTTTAATAATAGGGGAGAATCCAATAGATTAAAAATACCAAACTTTAATACTAATAAAAAATTAGTATCATATACGATAACAAAAAGAGAACCTGTTATTAATGGTATAACGAGAATATATAGAAAGGTTATTACAGATGTAGATCAAAAACCATTTTTGAAGATATATCTTCCAGAAAAAAATGTTTTAGGTATTATGTCAGTTATACATAAAGACGGTACGAGCTTTGGTGGAAATCCAACATCAGATGAATTTATATCATCACCAAATAAATGGTATGAAGTTAAATCTTTAATCGAAGATAAAGTTTTTATAGAAAATTCTACGGCAGCATCCGATAATGAAAATTTTAAAGCTGGAGATTATGTTAAAGTAACCAGTAAATTTTGTGCGGAATATTTACCCGAAGGCTACTATATGTTAACTTTTGGATCAGGTAATGTTGATCCATTGGATAATTTGGATAATTATATGAGCGGATCAATGCAGGTAAACCTTGCCACATTCTTAAATAATACATCATTAGGTGATATACCAAAATCCAACACAACATTATTCATTAAATATAGAATTGGTGGGGGTAAAAATACAAATATTGGTATTAGTGTAATAACGACTATGGATTCATATGATTATATGGTAAATGGGCCAAATGCGTCAATAAATAATCAAGTGAGTCAATCAATGAGAGTAATTAATGTTACACCAGCAATCGGTGGCGCAGATGCTCCAACAATTGAGGAAATAAGAAATATGGTAGCATATAATTTTGCCGCACAAAATAGAGCGGTAACATTAAATGACTATAAATCTATGATTGAAACTATGCCATCTACCTTTGGGGCGCCAGCAAAGGTTAGTGTAATGGAAGAAGATAATAAGGTTAGAATTAAGTTATTATCATATGATGAAAATGGTAACTTGATCGATATAGTTTCAAATACATTAAAAAATAATGTATTAAATTATCTAGCTAATTACAGGATGTTAAACGATTATTTGGATATACAAAGCGGTGAAGTAATAGATATGGGATTAGAAATCGATTTAGTTGTAAATAAGAATGAAAATTCAACTGATATTATAAAATCTGTTATTGACCAAACAACAACATTTTTTTCACCCACAAAAAGAAAAATGGGAGATCCATTATTTGTTGGTGATTTAAAAAGAGAAATCGGTAATGTCGCGGGAGTTGTGAATGTGGTGGATATAAGAGTATTTAATAAAATAGGTGGAAGTTACTCATCATCACAGACAGCTCAATCATATATTAGTGATGTAACTAAGGAAATTCGTCAGTCAGATAGCACTATCTATATGAAGTCAAATCAGATATTTCAAATTAGATTTCCTAATATAGATATAAAAATAAGAACAAAAAATCTCTCTTCGACTACATATTAATTTGTTTTTTATGTATCTTATAGAAAACTGAGAAGTTTCTATTTATATAAAGATGATACAAAAACATAGAATATACACGAACATAGGTCGAGATCAAAAAATCAATGTTGAAATTAAACAGGATTGGGATCTTATGGAGATCCTCTCGTTAAAATTCTCACAGAAAGATATTTATGCGTCAGGAAATTGCTCCGAATATGGGGTTGTTGTTGGTCGTATTTCAGCTAATAATGGATTTGGTATTCCAAATGCTAAAGTTTCAATTTTCATTCCACAGACCGATCTTGACATAAATGACCCTGTTATTTCAAAATTATATCCATATACAAGTGTAACTGACAAAGATGAAAATGGATATCGTTATAATTTATTACCTGCAAGACAGCAACATTCTGGCCACGCTCCAACAGGAACATTTCCCGATCAGGAAGATATTCTAACAAGAGAAGAAGTTCTTCAAGTGTTTGAAACTTATTACATTTATACGGTTAAAACTAATATAGCTGGGGACTTTATGATTTGGGGTGTTCCAGTTGGTTCACAAACAATACATGTTGATGTTGATTTATCAGACATAGGATGCTTTTCACTTAGGCCATACGATTTTATTAAAAAAGGTATGGGAGTTGATGATTTTGAAAGATATTATCAATTTAAATCGAGTTCCGATCTCGATGGATTACCACAGATTGTTACATATGACCAAACGATTGAAGTTTATCCATTCTGGGGTAATGAGGAATTATGTGAAATAGGGATATCCAGAATAGATTTTGATTTAACAAGTAAAGGAATTAAAATTGAGCCAATATCTTTAGTTTTAATTTCATCAGTAACCGACGATAATAGTGATGCGGTTAAAAGAAATGGAAAGATCAGAAGGAATACGGGTTATAAATGTAATTTACAAACAAGAACTGGAAAAGTAGAATGTATTCGATATACAGGTAATAAAGTTTACGCATCCGATGGTGTTACCCTTTATCCTGAATTGGAAAACTTTAATATTAGTGAAGTTATTGATGAAGATGGTATTATGATGGGAGTTTTACCAATGAATTTGGATTATGTGTACACAAACGAACTTGGTGAACCAGAAATCACAAACGACCCAAATAAAGGAATAGCAACATCGTCCATTGCTAGGTTTAGATTTAGTTTGGACTTTGAAGCCCGTAAAACCGCAACAGCAAAATACCTTGTACCGAATATCAGAGAATTTAACCCAAATACTGGAGCAACTCTAACAATGTTGGGTACGAATAGTTTAAATGAATATAGTGAAGGAATGTTGGCGACTTATCAGTTTTCAGATGTATTCGAAGATTACCTGACCGTAACACCTGAATATACTGGTCTAACATTGGATCACACAAGCTATAATACAAGTGTTAAGGAACATAAACGAGATTTAATGCTTGGGACAAATAATGATAATATACCTGAAGATTGTTTCTATAAGTTCGTTTATGGTAAAGTATATACCGTATCATCATTTCAAGGTTCACATTTTGAAGGCACCAGAAGAGATGCGTTTTTAGGAATTAAACAAATAAGACCAACGGCAGATGAAGATTGCGCATCTAATGCAAATTATTTTCCAGTAAATTTTGGATATAAGAATAGAACAAAATTTATGTTAATACTAAGTCAAGTACTATTATTTCTCCAATACATTGTTTCAATTATTTTTGTAAAAGTCGGTGAATTATTAGGAAAGTTTTTTTATAGTGTAGCTACCTTTTTCTATGGTATTGGTTGGCGTAAGTGGAGACCATTCAGAAGATTTTCACAACGATTGATAGATTTAGCATATAGAATTCAAGATAGATTTACTCAACAACTTCCATTAACAATTTATCCGGATTGTGAAGAATGTACAACTAATGATGAAGCTGTGGCGTCTGACACATCATATGCGGATGCGTATTGTAGAATGGCTGAAATTAAAATGCAGGTTCTTCTGGATTATTCGTGGCAAGCGGTTATTCATGCGGTCGGATTTCGAACAACAAATACGCCAACAGTTGATAACTATCGTAATGATATAACGGAATCAACTTTTTTAACTGGTGTAACAGAAACATCTAATTTCTTTCTTGGGGAATTTGCAAAAGATCCTGATGGTCCATGTTCAGGAACAACAGCACTAGATTTTCTAAGTCTCGATGGAATGTCGGAATTAATAATTATTGAAGGATTAGGTCTTGTGCCTAGATATGTTGTTGAAGTATATGGATGGGCAAATGTAACGGGGAGAACAATTATAAGTGAGTATGTTGCAAATCTTCGGCATCCAGTCCAAGGTTCTGAGGATATGGCTATTTTGGATGATGGGGGAGGAAATTACCATGTAATGTATCCGGCTGATGTATTTGCAGAATTAACTGGTATTGACAATTCCGAGCCGACTTCTGACGGAAATGAACTCTCTGTTAATGAACAACTACATGTTGTCATAAGAATATATGATAGATCATTACCGAAAGAAGCAATATTAACAGGATTAACATCTCAACAAATTGAGGAGGGATGTGAAAAATATGATAAGACATATGATGAAAGTATAAGGTTGTCATATATTTGGACA